CAGACCGGACAGGGCTTGCCGTACACGTCGGGATGGCTAAAGCCGCAACCAGCTTCATAAACGTGGATAGTTTCGAGGACTTCGCCCTCGCCGCAGCACTCGGAGCAATCAACCCAGACCTCGGGGACATACTCAGTGGCAGCGGAGCAGCCGTCATGAGGCACCGCAAGAATGCCGCGCACGTCCTGGGCGGTCGGCAGATCGGTGTCTGTTTCGGACGGAACGGCTGATGGTGGCGGGAAAACCCGAGCGAGTTCACTTCGGATCGAATTGGCTTCAAAGGCGTCGAGCTCATCTCGCCCGGTGATGCAGCCAAGATAGCCTCTCAGCCATTGGCAAAACCATTCTGGGCTGCCTCGCTCCGGCACAGCTTGGGAAGCACCGAGCAACCTCTCAAGGTCCGCAGCGCGCTTGGCCCATTCCCCGGCTTCCTTTGCCATCTCGTCGGCATAGTTGACGAAGCGGGGCTCGCAATCGGTCTCGCCATAGCGGTTGCAGTCGCAAACCAGTTCGCGGGTGACGGTGCCGCAGGCTAAGCAGAACTGCCTTTCCCGGTCAGCGGAACAGTCTTTGTGATCGGTCATGTCACTGCCCTATCGATTCCGTAGGTGATCAGGATCGCAGCCAGGAGCCAGAGGCCGGCTTTGATGGGGGTGTCGGGGGTCATCATTTGAGACACAGCGCGGCGATGATGAACCAGCCAATCGCGCCCATCTCGTTTTCATGGGAAATCTCGCGCTCCAGACGAACGGCGCGAATGATCGAAGCAATAAAGCTTAACGCCCCCAAGAGCAGCGCCACAATTCCGCACGCGATTGCCATGCTCATGCCTGATCCTGTTGAGACACTAACTATGCGTCGATCTCGACCACGGGCGATGACGGCAATCGCGTTTGCGGGTCATACGGAAACGAGCCGTCCCAAGCCGGATTATCGATGTCGCGGATCATCTGCTTGCCCTCGCCCGCAGCGGCAGAAAGATGCCCCTCTCCATCGCGCCAGTCCTTGAAGACGCTGCTGTAGCGCTTGTTCTGGAGCATGATGCCGTCGCCCATTGGGTCAAACCACTCGCTATCTTCGCCCGTGAGAGGGCCAAGCGGCTGGCCTGCGATGAGGCGCTGAAGCACGGGAGCAACCGCATGGACGGCGCCGCCGCTGTCCCATTGGTCAAAGAACTTCTCCATGATCTCGATCATGACGGCGGAATCTTCGGCACCGAAATTGATTGCGGCCAGTTCGATCTTTGCTTGTTCGATAATGCTCACTTGAATTTCTCCTGTGAAAAGTCAGACTTTTACTGAGGCGATGACAGCGAGGGAGTGGCCCGAGCGCGGCAAAGGTCGCACCTCGGCTCTTCCTCTGGCTTGGTGGAGAGGCAATCTTTGCAGGGCCATCGCGCGGGCTCGACGTAACGGCAGCCGCAAAGCCAAACGCAATGGCATGAATAAAGTCCGTGGCTGGTGCCTTCGAGGCTCGGAAGAGCGAGCCAACCGAGACGCATGTAATCCGGCAAACGGTGATGAGGCACCCAGCGGTGGAAGGTCATAGCTCGAATGCCTCCTGCTTGATTGGCTTGGGGCGCTCGATGAACATGTCAGGCGCGTCTATGGCCGCCTGGATACGGCGCCGGGACAGGTCGAACCATTTTTCATCGCGCTCGATGCCGACGAACTGGCAGCCTGACTTGACGGCAGCAACGCCGGTTGTCCCCGACCCGCAGAAGGGGTCGCAAATCAGTTCTCCGGGCTTTGTGTAGTCCCGGAGGATTTCAGCCATCAGGGAGAGGGGCTTCTCGGTGGGATGCTCTCCCTGCCGCCCCACGTTGACGCAGTGGGTATAGATTCCGCGCTTCCCGCCAGCGTTCCAGCTCCGATATCCCTTGCCGCACCAAGCCGTGACGGCGCACTCAAAACCACGGGCGGCGCCCTGCCCATTGAAGCGCGGGCTGGCGTCGGGCTTGATCCAAGCCAAGGTGGTATCCCACTTGCCGCCGGCAGCCTGGATGGGGTCGCGCCATGCGCGGACGCCCTCGGCCAAGGTGAACACGATGAGCCAGCCCTCGGCCGCCTTGACGATGGCCGCTGCAATGTCCTCGCGGGTGGCGTTGATGCCCTCGAACCCGAGATCCTGCACCATCTCGCGCCCGTCATTGCGGCGGATGCTGCCCATAGCCTTGTGCAGCTCGTCCTCATACGGCGGGTCCGTGATGATGTGCCGCACGCCTTCCAGCGTCGGCAAAATCTCCCGGCAATCCCCCAGATACAGGGTGACGCCTTCGGCTATGGTTTCAATGCGGCTCAAATCAAAATCCTCAGTTGCGCTGTCGTAGCGTCACTACCAGATCCGCAAAACCAAAATTCCGAGCGCGACCGCAACGACAACGGCTGCGATCAGCAGGAATGTCGGTCGGTAGGCTTTGCCGAGCAGCGCCATGCTTTCCTCCAGATCCAATTCACCGAAACCAACACGCCAATCACGAAGAACACGACGACCAGGAACATGACCGCTCCAGTGAGGTTGCCGATGGCTGCTGCAGTCATCGAAGCACCACGCTTCCATCGATCTTCTTCTTGAACTTGCTGTCGCGCGAACCAGGAAAACGGCTCGGCTTCTTGATGCCGTTGTGCTTGGCGCGAACGCGGTAGTCCTTCGACTTCTGCGCCATATCCTGGGCCGTCTTGACCTTGTGCGGTTCTACAAGCGCGGGAGCCATGTTGCTCTCGCGATTTTCGCCGCCGTTAATGATGGCCTGCGGGTGTTCGATCTCCCACTTATCGCCGGCCATGATCTTGCGGCCGGACAAGTAACAGACGCCGTTATGGCGTTCGAACACCCGCAGGCGGACGCGCGGAGGGGCTGGCGTATCCGGCGTCTTTCCAATCCACTCTTCGACTTTGCGGCTCACGCTTCCTCAAGCTCCTCTTGATCGTGGAACTTGATGCCGTTTTCGGCGCCCCAGGCCGCGATGAAATCCATAAGCTCGGACATCTCGGCGACGGACAGGTCAGAGGATGATCGACCACACGGCACCATGCCGGCGCCGTTGATCCTCGGCAGATACTTGATCTCGATGCCGCGCTCCTCCGCGTAGGCATGGAGGAACATCATCTTCCATTGCTCGGTATTAAAGCGGCGGTCGTTGATGCGGCCCTGTACCGCAACGTCTGTTAGCATCGCCCAAAACCGCGAATTTTGGTCAACCGATCGCGCGGGGCCCTTGAATTCAACTCTTGAACCTGTCGGCGCTTTCTGCACCCACTGGATTGCCTGCTCGCGCTCGGAAGTGCTGCGGAGTGTCAATAGAGCACGGCTCATGCTGCGCTCCTCTTAAGGTCGGAAAGGAGCGTGCTTCCGTCGTGCTGTCGTATTGTGTGAACTACTTCTGCCAGTTCTTCGTTGAACGCGGCCACCGCTCCGGCCAAGTTGGCTATGTATCCATCGTCACGGTACGCTCTCTTGACGAAAAGCGGCATGTTTGGCCAGTAAACGGTGATATCAATCCACTCGCGCTCACAGATCCATAGCGCGCCTTGGCACTGCGCCTTGTGCTCCGGCGGAAACTCGTTCTTCAACAGAGTATCTACCAGCAGATCACCGCGCTGTGTCTTGATCTCCAAAATGCCCTTGTCTTCGAGGAAGCTATCGGGAGAACAGCCTTTGTCGCCGTTCTTGACGAAGCCGACACGGGTCGGATCTGTGTCCATCATGAACGAGTAGGCATCGCGCGCCTCCGCTTCCATTGCGTGGCCGCGCTCCATCGCGGGGCTCGTGAATGTCTCCGTCGGCTCTCCTGTGATGATCTCAGCCGCAAGCCGATTCCTGTACGCCCTTCGTGTCTTGCCCTCGCCCTTCGCAAGGATGGCGCTGAACATGCTCGCAGTTGGCACGCCGCAACGGATTGCGTACCATTCGGGACTGTTCTGATCGCAATCAAAAATGGTTATTGGCATTGAAGGTGCCCCCACGTCTTTCCGTTGATAATTGATGAGACGTTTGCCGGCGTGCAGCCGAGAAACTTTGCGATGTCTCGCCCAGTCATGCCCGATCGGTGCAGAGTCCACAGCTTCCGCACGTCATCTTCGCCCAGCTTGGAAAGATGATTTTTGGGGCCGTAGAGCTGGGTACCGTGCAAAATTCTGTCAGCGGCATTCCCCGCAACGGTGTCCCATCTCAAATTCCAATCGTGATTGCACGACGGCTCTCCGTTATTGTGGGCGCATTGGAGGCCATCAGGACACGGG